CAAATTGTCTTAACGCTATTGCGTCGTTTTCCAAGCTGTAATCTTGGTGATATGCTTCAAGTGCTGAATCATATATTGTATATTTACATAGTATCATAGTTTATTCCTTTTATATAAAGCCATTTTGGCTTTGTGTGTACGCTCTTGAAACGCAAGAGCTTCGGGTGTACGTAAATGGGCTGTCTTTTCCATTTCCTGTTTACGTATTTCTTTTATTGCTTCTAATTCTTGCTTATGTGTACGTTCATATATTTTGTCATAAGCTTTTGGTGGTCGTATTTTACGACCATTAATTGTTATATAATCAGATGGATATACATCATCTTTATAATAGGTGAGCCAATCGCTCGCTATGCCGGGCTTTCGGCTCATAAGTGAAAATTCTTGTTGTCTGTGTGTCCGATACTCTCCTGTTTTCGGGCATACTGGATTTTCTATTTGATAATGCTCGTCCTTTTTCTTGCCGTTAATTTTTTTTTGTACGTAATTTGCTACGTAAGCGGCTGAATCAAAAGTTACTTCTCCCCATGATACGAATCCAATTGGTTCGTATGTTTCTGTTTTTTTATCATAATGTGACCATGCGTCTTGCAATTCTTGTGAAAAATATAATTTATTTTTTCCATTTGAAATGTCTGCATCTTTTTTAAAACTGCAATTGAAAAGTATTGCATGGTAATGTGGTCTTTCGTTTTTTTCTCCGTATTCTCCACAAGCGTAGAAACGGAGTGGATTATCTTTAGTCGAGTGTTTTTTCTTGCGTAGACGTTTCATAAATTTTTGAAAGTCTTCTTTTATTAAAGTATTGTGTGGTGGTAACCATTTATCGTTATATGTTAATGTTATAAATGTACTATATTTATCTTTTTTTTTCCACCATTGTTCCTCGTGAGCTATTCTAATTGCCCATTGTCTCGAATATTCTGTTCTACATCCCGTGCATTTTCCGCACGATATTGTTAATGGTTCTTGTAAATGGTGTGTTTTTTCGGATATCCACTTACCTGTGGAAGATTTGTATCCGTCTAGTGGGTGAAAACATGGCATAGTTGTTCTCCATTGGTTATAGTCTAATTCCGCCTCTCATAGGTCGGCTGCTTCTTAAAGAGTTTTTTCTGTGTGTTCTCGCTGCTGTGCGTGAAAACATTCTCTTTGATTTTTTATAGTTCATTTTTCTTGGTCTTCTCATTGTTATCTCTCTCCGTAGTTATAATCTCTAGTTTTTTTCACTCGTTCCACCCTAGGAGGTGTCACTCGTTAGGATTGTATCAAGTAGACAATCCTTCTGCCGCCTCGGACGAGTCCTCGTTGCCTGCTGGGAGGGACGTTGTTTCCTCCCCAGCTTCTGCTTGTAAAGCTTGAGCTAAACGCTCGTTTTTAATAGCTAAACCCATTTCCTCCATCTCTTGGAGGTTATCTGGATTTTCTGCAAAATTTAAAAAGCTATGCATTTCATTGTTGAATCGTGCCTTCACTTGTTCCGGTAACTCTTCAAACAATGTTTTTGCTGTTGCTAGTGTATTTTGCATTTCCTGAAAATCCACGTTTGATACGTCTCCGTATTGTGGGTTTGCTTTAGTTGGTGGCATAATTCCTGTTTCCATGAATTGTGCTAGTATTTTGTTAATATCACACATGTCTGTGTGATGTTGTTCTGTTAAGCCATCAGTAAATGATTGGCTGTAGTCTTCGTTGCCTAAATTGTAGGCTGAACGAAATGTATTCTTTGGTATGCCTGTGGCTTTTCTTTTTGTCGTCATTTATATGCACTCCCTGTAAAGTTTTTGTTACCTCCACCAGAAATTCTTATAACAGGTATTTTACTGTTACCAGAATGTTTGGTTGGAGTGTGTCGCCCAGGTAAGTAATCCTGTGCTAATTTAATTTGGTCCTCCATTCCCTTGACGATTCCGTCAAACATAGGGAATTTATTTTGTCTGTCATACCATTTAGACCAAATATCATCTAGACCTTGAAAGAAATCTCCTTCGATTTCGCTTTTATAAGCGTCAGGTCTTTTAATCATATTGTCTAATTCAATTGAATTAAGTTGCGCTACATTCATTGCTGAATTGATAGCAGCTGCCGCTTTGTTTCCGACTGGGGCTTGTTGCCCGGCCGGAGAGCTTGCTTCTTTGCTACCGGCTAGTATCGGGTTTATTCCCGCAGCCTTTAAATCCGCCATTCGGCGTTGTACTGCGGTATTTGACATTCTCTCTTGAAATGCCATTTGTTGCTGTGCTTGTTGAGCGCTGGCGACATTTGTTTCTTTTTGGCCTTTATAGCCAAACATGCCGCCTATTGCGCTACCGGCCATACCTAAAAGGTTGCCGGCGTGTTTTCTAAACCAACCCATTAGAAGTGGGTTCCACCCGGAATGCTATTAACTGGCATTGGTCTTGTACATCTTAGTTTAAATAGCGAATCAAATATGAATTGAGGTTCGCTTGCTACCGCTAGTGTACGTTGTACGTTTGTGTCTGTTACCTGAATCCATGAATCACCAAGTAATGGCAGACTTGCGTATTCCTGTGCATAATGCCATGATTCTAAAGTGCCTGTTGCGTTTGAACGGAATTTGCCAGTTACTGAACTTGGCTTATATCTATATTCCGCATAACGCTCTTGATAGCCGAACGTTTGTTCGTCGGCTGCTGTTCCTTGTGCGTATATTTCTTTGTTTTTAACTGCTTGTTCGCCAATCGTTGAAAGCGTTGGCCAGTAGTAATCATAAATTGTTTCTCTACTAAACATTCTGTTCAGTCCTTGTTGGTATGTTAAATCTGTTCTTACAGATACCATACCAATTACTATAGTATGTTCAGTGAAACTCTTTGTAAAAGAGTGGCCACTAAGTACAGTTGTTCCGATGGCCGATAAGTTACCTTGCGGTGTTGTTGCGTCAGTACTTGAAGTTTGTGCAACCGGGCTTATATTTACCGGTGAACTTCCGCCACCCAGATATTCTGGTCGTTGTAATCTAGCATCAGGGCTAGTTACATTAAAATGATTTTTAATTACTTCAATATATCTTGAACCGCCTCTTGCTTGTATTTCAAGAAATTTTTGGGTTGCAAATGCTAATCGTAATTGATTAATTGTTGCTGCTGTAGCGTCAGATAAATCAGCATATAAACGGTGATTTACATCTGTTTGTGCTACTGGTGAATCTTGCACGTAAGTAGCGTTAGCTTCTAATTTTTCGTATTGATTTGAAGTATTAGACCATACTCCAATCTCGTTTGTGCCTGTACCAGCCCCTTCATAAGCTACTTTTGCAGTAGTACCTAATGGTATTGTTACATCTGCGCCTTTTTGTGGCCATGGTAAAGCTGATGTGAAATAATCGTGTTTTTTTCCTCTGTTAAGTAATGAATATGTAGTACCATCTGCTCCAGATGCTGTAGATATGGTTTTTGGTTCTTGCAAGTTTTCATCTCGGAACCAATCGTTCCAGACGAGCGTATATGCTCGGTGCCATAATGCACTGAATTCTAAACCAGCTACTTTTGTTGGTATTCCAAAATAATCAGCTAAATCGCCTTCATTTACTCCTGAGCCACCGACTGTAATAGTTGGTGGTACTGGCGCTGCGACAGAAAAATCAGGTGTACCATCTAATCTAGTTGGGCCAGCTGCCTTATATGTTTTTGTTTCTCCCATAAATTCTTCGAAATCTTCCCAGACAAGTCTGACTGGTACTGCGAAGAAATGGGTATCCATGAATGCGTTGTCCATGGTTGGATGTATTGGTGTTGCTAATCTGCTAAATGCAGTGAGATTACATGAAAATGTATCTCCGGGCAATGCTTCGTCTACGTATATTGGTACTAATTCGCCGGCATTAAATGTAGTTTTTAGCCCATGACTCCTATCAAATGTGCTACGCTGTATATCAGCGTGTGGTACTTCGCTGAACTGATGTTGTTGCGCTGAGCCGATTCTTGTATTATATTTGTGAGGGTTTTTCATGGGCATGTTATTTCCTTATTTTTTGTTTTTTTTGAATTGTAACACATGTTCATGCGCTTTTGCAAGACATGTGGGTTCTTCCGGTGTTAATTCTCCGGTTGTAGTTTCAAATGTGCCTATTCGCCAGAGCGAATAATCCTCTGGATTTTTGGCAATTTGTGTTTCTTCATTTGCCATATCGGCAAATTGTCTTAACGCTATTGCGTCGTTTTCCAAGCTGTAATCTTGGTGATATGCTTCAAGTGCTGAATCATATATTGTATATTTACATAATATCATAGTTTATTCCTTTTAT